ATTTTACGTTCAGCGGTAACCAGCTCGATGACGAATGGCAGGCTGGCCGATTTATGAACCAGAGCCTTAGCCAGCACCTCTTTTTCATAATCAAGACTGAAGAACCACACGCCGCCGTTTTCCAGCCAGTGGTTAACGTTTCCATACTCCGATAGCCCATCAATCATCATCTGCTCATGGTTACCTCGCACAGCCCGGAACCAAGGCATAGTAATCAGCTCCAGGCACTCGACGTTTTCCGCGCCGCGGTCAACAAGGTCTCCAACCGAAATCAGCAAATCACACGCAGGGTCGAACGAAACCTTTTCGAGTTCATTCATCAGCAGCGTGTAGCACCCATGCAGATCGCCGACGACGAAAATATTGCGCCAGTCAGCGCCATTAATGCGTTGATACATGCTCATGCAGATTTTCTCCTCGCCGCGAGTCGCAGCCATTTCTGATCCACCAGGCGGGCGGTGTAGTCTTTCAGGGTCGGGATATCGGATGGCTTAACCGCGGGCTTAGGCTTGCGGCGCGCCGGAACGCGAAAGATTTCGTTTGTGATGACGCGGGAAAGTGGAGTTGACATCAGGCCTCCTGCTTATCGCGCAGCACCTGAAATTCGCTGCTTTGAGGGATTGTGAGCACCAGGCCAAACTGAGCGCACCAGCCTTCCACCTGGCACATGAAATGGTGCATGTCGCCAGTGTCCAGATCGGACGTGTGGCGGAGTTCTAATTCAATCGTCTTAATTCCGGTGACGAAATCGGTGTACTCAACCTCTTCATAACCCAGATAAGTTTTTTTGAGGTTTCGCTTTACCCATGCAGGCGTTGCGTCAGTGCGCCCAGACTTGATCAGGTAGTCGCTTATTTCCTTGTACCAAACGTGGCTCAGACTATTTTGTGAAAGGCTTCTCTTCTCGCGCCAGTCTTTGAGTTGGAGCCGGAAGCACTCACCGTTTTCGAGAAGTGGCTTCAGATGCTGAGTGATAGCACCAAGATTTCCACGGTGTAGCTTGATGCCGTCTTTGGGGATAATCATACGGCCTCCTTGACGGAAACCGAAGAATACAGAAAATCGCAGGTGCATTTCTGCATCTGTGACAAGGTGAGAAGTTCATATTGTGGTCGCATTTAAGTCCCCTTAAATGCGCAGAAGTCTGCCAGGGTTGTTCAGGCCGCTGGCAGATTTATTATGGCTCGTTGATAGTGTTTTATCAAACGTTGCTTGACGTTTAGTTATGCGTCGAATGGGTTCTGCATCACTTCACCTTCCACTGCGGTGCTACTGCAATCATCGCGCGGTATGCAGCCTGCATGTCGTTGTCATCATCGTCTGTGTACGGAGCCGAATCCCATGCTGCACGCATATCCGGAGTAAGCTCAACCGGCACCATCACCCAACCATCTGGAATCACCGGAGAGTTGCCACCCTGAACAGTAGGCATATCCGGACCTTTGCGAATCGCCCTGGCAAGTTCGATTTGGTCGTCGTACAACCAGTCACCTGTTTGCGGATGATTGGCTTCTGCCAATTGTGCAGCCCACTCCAGGCCGTCTTTGTGTCCTTGCAGATAGTCCAGCGGTAACTCATCACTATTACTTACAGGTTCGGCCTGAAGCATGGCGGCGCGATAGGCGTTCCAGCCGACAGCTTTTCCGTGTTCAAACGCGCTGTCAAAGTCATCATCAATTTCCATCGCAGCGGGCACAGATACCGGCGCTGGCGGGGCGGTGTAAAGCGGCGTTACTTCTCGCAGCTGGGCGGCATAAGCATTGCCACTATCGAAGCTGACGTTGTTTTTTGCGCCGCCGCCTGACAGTAGCCACGCCACAGGCTCCGCTTCGAGCGATGCCAGCGCTAGCTTCATCGCAGCGAGCGCCATCGCCGCGTCTTCGTTCACTGCGCCTGGCGTAGCATCTCGCTCTTCTTCAAGCTCCGCGATAGTCTTCAGTAGCCATTCTTTGGTAATGGTGCTCATGGGTTAGTCCTCAGTATCCTACGCAGGGCTGCAAGAATCTGCCCGCGGATTGTTATGTTCATGTCACACCATCCCGTTCGACTTGTTGCGGTTGTACTTGGCCAGCAGCAGCTGGATCGGCGTCGGCCCTTGCTCGGCAGCTGGTGCGGCAATAGCCCGGCGTACCGGCGGCACTGGCTTACCCTCGGTGACGCGCCTTTCCCACATGTCCAGCAGATCGCCTGCCTCGCGTGCCAGTTCACCATGCGTTAACTGGCGCTCGGTGCTGCGGTGGCGCAATTCTACGCAAATGTGGTACATGACCGGCTGCGACCATGGAAATTGCTCGCTGGAGATGAATTCGAACGAACGATTACGCCATTCCCAGTACTCGGCGATCACCTGGTCAACGTTGACGCCCAGCGCGCCGCCGCTCTGCTTGCACCAGGCGACGAACTGGCCCGGCGACGGCAGGAATGGGCGCTCCTGGCGGCGGGCAATGCGCATGCCGGCATCGACCTGAGCCATGGTGTGGATCCCGTTCTCCTGAAACGCCAGCAGCCACTGACGGCGGAATTCGTTCAGGTCTTCCTGGGTGCGGAAGTTCGCCATGCTGGCCGGGAACGCGGCGCGCAGCTCGTTGAACAGCTTGTTGAATACCTGCGCCACCTGCTCGACCGGCGCGCACTCCTGGTACTGCTCTGGCAGGTTATGGGCCATGCGGCTCATCTGCTCGCGGTCGTGGTTACGCATCTGCTCTGCAAGAGATTTCATCGGATCACCCCATAGGCCCAGTCAGTGTTGTTGAAGTCCAGATCTGGCTTGACAGCGCGCTGCTCACCTCCGGCGTTACGCTGCATTGTCAGCTTGTCCCACTGCTTACGCAGGCTTTCGGGACTCAGGATGTTGGTCTGCCAGAAGTGGTGTTTGCTAGCCCAGTCATACAGCGCGCAGATGTCCTGGTGCGACCGGTTGTCTATCTGGCGCATCAGGCGAACAGTGTTAGACCAGGAGGTCATGTCCGGGGCTTTGCAGGTTGGGTTAATCAGCTTCACCCTGGAGGAAATCCACTTAGCTGTCTCGAGGTCTTCAGCAGAGCCCCACTTCGCACCGGATGGTGTGTAGACCGCAGCTTCAGGATGAGTTGATAAAAATTTCTTCAGACGTGCGTCAGAGGATTCGTCAGAATTCTCGGACGAAGATCTTTTAATACTGTTCTTGTTCTTGTATTGGGTGTCTACCGTTTTCGGGAAGGTTATTCCTGATTTCGGGAAGGATTTTCCCGTTTTCGGGAATTTTCTTCCCGTTTCCGGTTTGTCTAAAATCCATGCTGAAAGGTCAGTGTTTACACCGACGATTTTCATCATGCCCTGCTTCTGTGAAAAGATGATTTTGCGTTCTGCGAGAGACTTAAGCGCGTCCGATACATGCGTATCGCTCAGGCCCGTAAGCTCGGCAATAACCGTATTTGTCACGCGGTCCTGTTTCTTGTTCCAGCCGTAGGTAAGCCAGATCACCGCCTCAAAACATTGCCATTCCCGGCCTGACAGTCTCAGGCGAGGCTTAAGCTGTTGGATCTCGTTAGCGACCTTGGTATACCCGTTCGACAGGTCGGCCATACGACCTCCCGGTTGTTCGGTTTTATTTGGGAAATTGATTATTTCAGCGGTGTTTGACATACTTACTCCCGTTACTTGCCGTAACACAGTGTGATAAGGGCCTTTGAAGTTACCGCTTCAAGGGCTTTTTCTTTTCTTGTGCCTCTCATATAACCCCCAGCATCGATGTAACCATCGTCATCAGCGGTCCTACCTGCTCCGGCATGAGGCGAAACAATGACGCTATGCCCTCGCTTACCTCCTTCATTTTCTGGTGCTCAGGCGCGTTCAGGAGAACGGCTTGCTTTGCTTCTGAACATTCCTTCATGGCAGATGCGATCAGCGACATGGTGTCGTTCTGCGGCGCCAGGCGTGTACGAAACTCAACAGGAAGAACAGCCATGATTGCCGGGGTCAGTTCTCTAACGTTCTCGCGGTACTGATCGGAGTCGAAGCGGTTATCCAGAAAGCGAAAAAGTTTCTGGCGCGCCCTGCTGATGTCTTCTGGGAAGCTGATGGCGGTACCGCCCTGCTCCCGGTATTCGTTGATGATCAGCGCTGACACTACGTCCTGATTGTCCAGGGACGACGACCATGCACGGACCGCATCGCGGATTTTGTCGTGACCTGGCTCCGCCTTAGGTTGAGCGCGGTTTATCATCGCTCCCGGGTGTATTCCGGTATTGTGTTGATACGCAAGTGAATGCATTGCTTTCCATTTCGTGGTTAGAGCCGCCGGTTAGGCGGCAAAGATACCTGGATATAGAACTTCGCGAGGAAGTCCGGTTACTTCTTCGTATTTACGCATTTTTGTTACTGGAAGGCTGCCACCTCGCTTTTTAAGCATATTGATGGCCTGAGGCGTTACGCCGACCTTTTCAGCAAGCACCTTTTGAGAGCCGCCCACTGCATTAATGGCTTTCTCAAGCGGGGTGCTGGCGTTGGATTTTTTGTTGATCATGTTTTGCTCCGCTCATGTGTAATCAACACCATGTTAATTCATGGCGTGGATTAAATCAACATTATGGTGATGGAAAAAATCCACATGTTGTTTACCATGCATGGAGCGGAGGGTTTTATGAGCAGCATTTCTGAAAGAATTAAATTTTTACTGGCAAGGGAAGGCTTGAAGCAGCGGGATTTGGCTGAGGCTTTGTCGACTAGCCCACAGACCGTCAACAACTGGATAAAAAGAGACGCGTTAAGTCGTGAGGCGGCGCAACAAATATCTGAAAAATTCGGTTATTCTCTTGACTGGTTATTAAATGGAGAGGGTTCTCCAAAGAAGGATCTGGAGAGCAACATCCCGCCAGAGTCTGAGTGGGGAACTGTCGACGCTTGGGACAAAAATACCCCCCTACCTGACGATGAGGTGGAAGTACCGTTTCTGAAGGATATCGAGTTTGCGTGTGGTGATGGACGAGTACACGATGAGGATCACAACGGTTTTAAATTGCGCTTTTCAAAAGCAACGCTCCGTCGAGTTGGAGCCAATAGTGATGGTTCTGGTGTCCTGTGTTTTCCTGCATCAGGAGACAGTATGGAGCCAGTCATTCCTGATGGTGCAACTGTAGCTGTTGATACTGGTAATAAGCGAGTTATTGACGGCGAACTCTACGCCATCAACCAGGGAGATCTGAAGCGCATCAAGCAACTTTATCGCAAACCAGGCGGAAAAATTCTAATCAGAAGCATTAATCGTGATTATGACGACGAAGAGGCCGATGAGGCAGATGTCGAGATAATCGGTTTTGTGTTCTGGTACTCGGTATTGCGATATCGCCGATAATTTTAGTGGCCTGAAGAGACGTTTGGGTGATGAGAGAATATCTGATAGTAGGCGTGGTTACTTTGCTCTCGGTTGTTGCGATCGTGCTTATGGTGGCCTGATGAGACGTTTTGGTGAAAGCATATAAGGACTGTTGATGGAAAACACTGGCTTACACGATGTTAATTTTTCACTTAGATATGACGGTTTGGATGCTGAAAAGCATGAGATTGAACTTTCTTCGCTCGGTGAATCGCTAAAGGGATTTTCGAAGATATTAGCTACAGCTGGAACCTTCGCATTAACCCAAAAGTACTCGCGAAGCACCTCAACTCAAGAGGTTAAAATTTACGCTACCGAAGCTAGGGCCAATTGTTTTTCTCTTGATACTATCATGAATTTTATCAGTCAGTCTCAATTGTTCTCAGGGTCTGCGGGGGCTATACTTGGCGCATTAGTGCCTTATATCTTCGCTAAAAACTCGCAGAAGAAAGAGGAAATGAAATACCTAAAAGAAGCACTTGAGAAGGCAATTGAGGCCCTCGGAAATAAAGATAAAGATACCATCTCAGGTCTAATCTCAGTGATTGACAAGATGGCTAGTGAGTTACGCCCATCAGTTAGACAGGCAGTTTCCCCCATCGGTACCACCTGTAATAAGATAAGCGTCACACCGGGGAATGGTTTCAAGCCTGCTGTAATTGATGAGCAAGATAAAGCAGTAATAGACCAGTTGGACGACGACGAAGTTCTTGGCTTAAGGGAGTATCGAATCTTCCTTACTGAATTCGACGCTCACCGAATGACCGCTAAAGTCATTATAGAAGGTGATGATTCAGATAAGCGCATCTCAGCACAAATAAGCGATCCATCTGCTTCAAAGGCAGACAACCCGTATCTCATTTCACTTAGTCGTTTTCTGTCAACGGGTCTAAGTCATGAGTCAGCGGTAAAAGTAACTGCCAAAGCAGCAGTTAGAAAAGGGGCTATTAGTAAACTTTTCATAGTTGATATTGAGCTTTAACAACCGGCCACCGCGCCGGGTTTTTTGTGCCTACTTCACAGCTTTACTACCCTTCCTGACTATCTCAGCTGCATCCCTGTTCACACCCTTACCTATCACGTTTCCCGTTTCCTTCCGGTACCGTTCCAGCTTGTCGATGATGTTTTGCTGGGTCATAGGTAAATCTGCCAGTGACAACTCCATGACCGCCCGCCCCATGGCGTGAACCATCATGTTCACTCTTTCTTCATCCAAGTCCATTACCCACTCCTTTTTGATGTTTTTTTCAGCATATCACTTATGCCACCAAAAAATAAATCAACATAAAAATCAACAGTAAACGATTAAATCAACAAAATAAATCCACAAGGTGTTGACCTACAAATCCACATGATGTTTAATTACTCCATCGAAACGAAACATCGACAGCTGAGCGAAGTTAGCCAGCGGCGGACAGCAAGTCGCCTGCTTTTTAACAACATGCAGATTTACAGCGTCAATGACCTGTTAAGACCCCTACACGTAAACGTGCTGTATCACCGGGTGCGATCCGGTCGGTGAGAGAGTATCCCCGCGCGAGAGCGAGAACGGCGTGAGAACGGGCAACACTGGCAGGGAGTTGGCGCTGACCAATACAGGGAATGTTATGGGATGTGGTGAAGGGTTCATGGACGGGAATATGTCGCACGTAAAGCGGCGAGGCCCGAGGAGCTATTGCCGAAGATAAGTAGGCCGAATCGGGTCGAAATGGGTCTCCCACCTACCACATCGCCAAAGCATTTCTCCCGCATCAGCGGGTAACGACAGAGGGTAAGGGGATGATCGACGACATCAAGCGCATCGACTCAATGATAAATGCGCTTCGCAATATGAAACAGGACATCAAGCGTCAGCAGAAACTAAGTGAAATAAACAGTTTAGACCTGTCGCCGAAGCAAGCTCAAAAGCGCAATGCCGATGCTGACTGGATTGCGATGGAACAGATTAAGCGTCGGCATGAGCTGCACGCTCTGTCTGTTGAGCTTGGGTTCGCTGAGCGCCGGGAAAGTTATGCTCCATTTGAATTAACTGACGGGTGGCACCGATTCGACCACAAGCCGCGCGAACCTCAATAGCCGCCTAACCAGCGGCTTTTTCATACCTGGAGTCATTTACGAGTGGCTCAAGTTATGACAACCGGCGGCCATCCACCGACCATTGAAACACTGAATAAATGCGTTGAAGTCTTGTATTAACCGTTCCGTTCGCCGCGATAAGGCCAAGAGGATTTATGAGTGATTTGGAGTTGGGCTTAAAGA